CATTACCAATAGGGATATATCATATAATGAAACGACTTTGGAGAAGAGATAATATCCTCGGAAAAATTTTATTTCGAAAAAATAGGATATAGAATATAACCATCTATATTGCGTTTTATATCTAATTTTTTAAACTTAATCTTTTCGTACTGTTCATCTGTACAAGTCAATAACCATGGTTTATGTGCGTTAGGTACTTCTATTATATTTGCACGAAAGAAAGGTTTTTCTTCCCATGAGAATAAGAACTCATTTTCTTTGTAATCATGGAGTGTCAAAAATCTAGCACCGAGGTTTTTCCTAAACAAATGGTCTAAATCGTAACTAGCATCCCTTGTCACTTTTACTGTACATAGTTTATTGCCTTTGATTTTAGACATGTTCATATTATGATAATTTTTCATTCCGAATTTTTCCTTTTAAATATTTAGGTAAAGTAATTAAAACCAAAATAGAGTAAAAGTAGCCACCCAATTCCCTTTAATAGAAAGAAAGTGAATAATGATACTCCTGCGAGTTTGGCATGTTTTTCGTATTTGGATATATGTTTCATGGATGTTATTGCATTTATAGTTTAGCGAATCACTTTAGTTCCGTAAAGCGCTTTTCTCTGGTGGTTTTATGGATTTAAGTCTATTCTACTACCTCTATGAATTACACTGCCTGTTGTATTAGATGTTTTATTTTGACTGACAGTTTCATTAAGGTTGCCTCTCACATCTACATTCATATCGCCGCCTACTTTCATATTATAATCACCACTCACATTGGTATTCATCTTACCATCTTTTAATACCACATTCATATCCCCTTTATCTATTTGTATATTAACAGACGCATTAGGTCCTATCTGTATGTCATAGTGGTTATTCTCTTCACCATTCTTATTAATGTATATCTTATGCCTGCCACCTATGGTGATATCAGCATTGCCTTCAATAATCGCTTGCCTTTTACCTGATACTATGTTATAATGGTCGCCTTTAACTATATTAACCTGGTTACCATCCTTGTCTATCTCTTGTGAGGTGCCTGTTCTATGTGCCGTGAATAACCTCTCATGGTCTTTGGTGTCGTCTATCTCTATGATATGGCCACTCTCACTCTCAAATACATGATTATATGGATAAACGGCCTGATACGGTATAACAGGCTGACTCCAAGTGTCTCCATCAGACGCTTCTATGGTAGTGCTTATATGGTCTTCTAATGCGACTGTATCAAAGTCGGCTGTGGGGACGCCAGTCTTCCTTGTTAATTTTCGTAATTCTAAACCTAGGTGTGGTTGACTATTATCATTAACGGCCAGACGATTCGTGTCCACCTCATCTTTGTATTTCGGATAAACGCCGTTAGGGTCATAAAAACCCTTATTAACATCCGCCAATTCAGACGGCTTGCCAGGTAAAGTTCCCATTACCATAGGTTCTTGCATTGCATAACCATCACGGAAGTAACCAAAAACCCAAGTTCCCTCCACAATAAAACCTGGCGAGCTGCCTAATCCTGAAATCCCGGAAGAAGTAATCGGGTGAATAAGTTGCGACCACGGTAAATCTGCCGTAGGTAAATCATCTTTATTATCAGTATGAATCCCCACACAACGCACTCGTAGCCTGCCTAGTTTCTGTGGGTCTTGCCGGTCTTCGACTACGCCGTTGAACCAAATAAAGTTATTTTTCCCTAAAAAATCTTTGTCGTACATGTTATTTTTTCCGATATATGCCTGCCTTTAAAGCACCAAGCATACGCATTAATTACCTATTTAATTTATTCTTACGCATATTACTTATACAGCCTCGCACCCTCTGGTAACCCTTACCTGATAGGGCATATAAACTGCGTAGACTAGTCCAAGTCTGGCCTAAAAGCTCGTTTGAGTATCTCCAAGACCTTTTGACGGCCACTCGTAGTTTACTCATATTAGACATTCTTACAGGTTTCTTTCTATGAAACCTATGAGATGGTGGCCTGTTTTGCCTTTCTACCCATATTAGTATTTGTCCTAACATATCTCCCTCTACACATCCTGTGGCTGGTGTACACACAATAGCTTGTTTCTCTTCTCTCGTTCTTCTCATTATATTGCCTTTCAATATGCCGGTCACCTAATAAGCGCCGGATTCTCTAAATCTCTATGTTATCCTCGTTGTATATATCAACTCTGACCGAATTGTCTTTATCCACGATTAATGGGTCGGACTCACTCGGAAATGGCGTCCTAACGCTATCCTTGAAACATCTCAATGTCATCTCATGTCTTTGTGCCTCTGTGGATATAGTGTGTTTAATCGCCATTATCAGATATCTACCATTTGTATATGGATTAGGGTCAGGTTTCTCTCCTGGTTGCATAACAGGTACAGAGAAGTTTATTATATCTCCTGCGTTGATTGATGTATTACCATATACTAATAGTGATAGGTTTAAATTCTTAAATCCTGCTCTTTGGCTGATAATCTTTGGTAATGTATCACTCGTAGGTACAAATTCATAGTCATTATGTACCTTACTTGTTTCTGTCACCACCATCTTCTTACTATCTGCGAATTCAAATAAACTCTTGCCCATGTCATTTAACTTAGCATTAGGTGTAATCTGTTTATCACTATCTCTATCCTCACCTATTGTTTCAGTATGGTAACCCTTTTCAAAATTCTCTTTGTAATTAAAATCATGTGTCTTAATAGTCTTATTAAATGCGTCATGCACGATTAATTTGTTGGCGTAAAATCCATCTGTAATATTGGTCAATGTATCAACAGGTTTATTAAACTCGTATTTAATCACGGCCATCATTCTTCTTTCTATGTCCTTGACCTCATCTTTATTACTGTCTTTGACCATATTGACCTGCGATTGGTAATTAAACATAGACGGTTTGGCAATTGCACCACCAGACGCCAACATGGATTCTAAACTTCTAAAATGAAACCCTTGGCCTGTTTCAAAGAAACGATAACCTGAATTATTGTATTTACCTGATATGGCCTGCGAACAGAGGAAACTAATTGCCTTATATGGTTTCAAACTAGGTATCACATACTTGGCATTTGTTTTTGTTTCTTCAATGAACAATGGTTTTTTACTATTAAGATATTTCTTTGACCGTACCATATCCTCTACTGCGTTCTCAATAGGACCCTTATATGCCTTACTGACTGTAGTAATTTGGTTATTATACATTTCAGGCGAACAGAAATAGATTTTATAAAACTGACCTATGTCATTGTTAGGGTCTTTTCGTACTTGGTCTACCTTGTATATCTGAAACGGTGTGCCACCATTCTCGGTCATGTCATAACCAGGATATCCTGGCGTATTAAACTTGACTGATAATCTTTCAAGACCAGTTAGTGGAAATATAGTTCTTACATCTTGCGTATCATATACGGTACATGCACCAGATAAATTACTGTTGAATATATCCTCGGTAATAGTCATAGACAACATGATACCTTTAATGTCTATAAACTTTGGTTTACTTTCTTCTTTGTCTTGTCTGTAGGATATTATTGATAGTTCAGATAAGTTATACTTACCGACTTTATCTAATACATTAGAGTCATTTGCCATGTCATTATCTTCTTATCAAAGTGCTAAATTCATTTTCAAAGGCAGGTAAATAGTTCTTGTTAAGTAATCGTATTTGCCTTTTTGTGTCTTGTATTCTTCTTTCGTATTGTATATTGGTAACTGCCTCTGCGCCGGCCTCTGTTTCGTTACACTCTACTTTGTGTGAATAGTCACTAGGACCCTCACCTGTTTGTCTGCCACTCAATTGTGTCTTCTCATAATGGTGTACATCATCTGGCTGTGCGTATTTGTCTTTTACATATTGTTGAAATACATACTCGTCTAACGGCCAGTCATAATATCTATTGATAATATTATTAACAAGTGTTACCACCCAAAAATAATCTGTATCACCATATACTTTGTATGCAATGTCTTCAGGTTTCTCTCCCTCTGATACATCATACTTATCAAATGCTGTGACATTATTGATAATCTTACTTCGTGCCTTGACTCTTCTAAAGATATCTGTTACTTCTTTTGTATTGCCATCACCTTTTAGGTCATAGTCTATACCAGGAAATTGATTAAAGTATTTCATTATGCGCCTTGCTCGATATCTTGTTTAGTAATAATTCTGTCTTCTAACATGTTTACTACTAATCTTGTGTGTACAGGTTTACCATCACCAAATGTAGTCCATTGTCCGTCTGGCGAATAATCAACTTCTACATCTGTACAGTAACAAGCACCAATTCTATTCAATGATGTGTTCTCTGCACTATTAAACATGTAACTAATTTTCCAATAGTTTGGTGTAGTAAATACAGAACCCATTGTACCGTCTTTAAAACCTGGTGCTGAATTGTATTTGAATATGGCAATAATCTTTTCTACTGCGACTGCCTCTGCCTCACTTCTAGGCCAGAAATCAAATGTAAATGAGAATGTTCTTGCTTGTGGTGAATTATAAAATGCTTCACTTCTAGGATTAACTGCGACACCAGCTCTCTTTGCCAAAAATCTTACGGGGTCACCTTCACCAGCCAATGCAACAAATTCACCTAAAATCTTTTTAGCGTTTCTAGCTGTTGCACCTACGACACCTTGTAATGCAGCCTCAATTTTAGCGGCATTTCCCTCTGCACCTGCAATAGCAACACCAGCTGCCTCTAAATCTCCTACCATGCCTGTTTCTTCGGCGTCATATGTTTGATTATAACTTGTCTTAATACCTGTTGGCATATACAATGCTATACCTGAAGTTGATATAGAATGTGTTGGTGTTTTTGCTGTAATCTTTTGTTTTTCAAATGGTTCATAACTATATGTTTTATATCTGCCTGCTGGTCCTGTTGTACCTGTTTGTACTTTCTTTGACCTAAACTGACTTGTTTGTGGACTATAACCTACAAAACCTGATTCAAATAATATGTAATGACCAAGTTCGTTGCTACCAAGGTCTAGTGGATATTGTACAGG